TGCGGCGGCAGTCCCGTCTGCTGGCAATCTTGTTGCTGGCGAGTTAGCACTCAATACTGTAGACGAGAAGTTGTACTTTAAAAACAGTGCAGGCGTTGTAAAGTTGTTGGCATCAAATGCTGTCACAACGCCCGTTACAACGATTTCTTTTGGCTCGACTGGTCTTACCCCTTCAACAGCAACTTCAGGCGCTGTAACGGTTGCTGGAACGCTTGCAATCGCAAATGGTGGTACGGGTCAGACAACAGCAGGCGCGGCGTTCAATGCTTTGTCCCCCATTACCACCACGGGCGACTTGATTCTGGGTAACGGCACAAACAGTGCAACCCGCCTTGGAATTGGCGCAAACGGTTATTTGTTGACCTCAAATGGCACGACTGCCTCATGGCAGGCGGCTCCAGCGGGTGGTGTCACAACTTTCAGCGCAGGAACCACTGGATTGACGCCTTCAACGGCAACTTCTGGTGCAGTCACCTTAGCTGGAACATTGGCGATTGCCAATGGCGGTACAGGTCAAACTTCTGCTTCTGCGGCGCTTGCGGCGCTTGGTGGCATCGGCACTGGTAAGTCCATCGCTATGGCGATGATTTTTGGATTCTAAGGAGTAATTATGGCAAACCCAAATATCGTAAACGTAACAAGCATCCTCGGTAATTCGCTTTCTGTTGCCGTGGGTACAAGCGCAACTCAACTTGCATCCAACGCCGCATCAAGTGGCAAGGTTTTTAAGATTAACTCAATTGTTATTGCTAACATTGATGGCACAACAGCGGCTGACATTACCGTCAACATTTACTCTGCGGCGGCTTTGGGAGGTTCGGGATTGGCTATAGCCTCAACCATCTCAGTACCTGCGGATGCTTCGCTGATTGTGACTGATAAAACCACCGCGTTTTACTTGTTGGAAAATCAATCAATTGGCGCAATTGCTGGCACGGCTGGTGACTTGGTTGCAACCATCAGTTTTGAAGAAATTAACTAAGGACTTTCCATGTCCCTACGCTATCAAGGCGGGTTCATTACCGCTTCCTATAATGGGTTGAAATTACCTGATGCGCCTACGATTGGTACGGCTACGGGTGGCAACGCCTCTGCGTCTGTAACTTTTACAGCGCCTTCTAATGTTGGTGGCGGAGCTATTACGGGGTATACGGTAACCTCGTCACCCGGTGGCGTTACAGGTACGGGCGCATCTTCTCCTGTTACTGTAAGTGGTTTGACTAACGGCACAGCGTATACATTTACAGTCACAGCCACAAATATTTATGGCACAGGCCCAGCAAGCGCGGCATCTAATAGCGTAACGCCCGCAGTTCCACCAGCAAACCCCGTAATAAACTTCCTCGTTATTGCTGGCGGTGGCTCTGGTGGTATGCAGGGTAATCGTGCGGCTGGCGGTGGCGGTGCTGGTGGCTACAGAACTTCTTACGGCACATCTGGCGGCGGCGGCGGCGCAGAATCAACAATTACAGCAACCACTGCAACAAATTACACAGTAACAGTTGGCGCTGGTGGCGCAAGCACTATTGCTGGAAATCCAAGTGGTGGAAATAAGGGTAGCGATTCTGTATTTTCAACCATTACATCTGCTGGGGGCGGCGGTGGTAATGGTATAAGTTCAACATTTGCAAATGGTGGTTCTGGCGGCGGTGCTAATGGATATACACCTACTCCCGGAACTGGAACAGCCAACCAAGGTTATGGCGGCGGTCTTGGTGTAGATGCCTTATCAGGCTATGCACAAGGTTCTGGCGGAGGCGGAGGCGGCGCTGGCGCGGTTGGTGTTGCGGCTACTAGTAGCGGAAATAGTAGTTTTACAGGCGGCGCTGGCGGCACAGGCGTTGCATCATCAATCACTGGCTCATCTGTCACTTATGCGGGCGGCGGTGGTGGTTCGGCAGACAACTTCTTAGGCACTAGAACAGCGGGCGCAGGAGGCGCAGGAGGCGGTGGTGCAGGCGGTATAAGTATTGCAGGTTCAGCAAATTACAACGGCGTTGCTGGAACTCCAAACACTGGCGGTGGCGGTGGCGGCGCATCTCAATTTCCTGATATGGGTTCTGGTTGGCCCGGCGTTTCTGGTCAAGGTGGTTCTGGAGTTGTTATTCTTAGGTATCCAGTTGCATCCACAATTACAATTGGCGCGGGTTTAACTGGCACAACTGCTACAGATGGAAGTTTTAAAGTCACAACAATTACTGCTGGCACAGGTAATGTTCAATGGAACTAAGGACAAATAATGCCTAATTATTCAGGTTCATGGACATTAAGACAGCAAATGCAAGCGCTTGCGGCTGGCACTTGGACGGGAATACCTATTGTTGCTCCCACGGCATTTGACTACCTTTTAGTTGGTGGTGGCGGCGGCTCTGGCGGTACTGGTATATACCCACCAGACGGCGGAGGAGGAGGAGGTGGTGCTGGCGGTGTTCTTGTTTACAACAGTTACCCTGTAACTGGTTCTTTTACAATCACTATAGGTGCTGGTGGCGCAATAGAAACAAACGGAACAAGTACAACTTTTGTGGCTGGCGCTACTACATGGACGGCTGTTGGTGGTGGCAGAGGCGCTAAAAACTCTGCGGCTGATTATGGTAGTGGTGGTTCTGGTGGTGGTGGTTCTGCTGGCACAGGACTTGGAGATTATGGCGTTTCTACGCAAACATCACAATCTGGTGCAACAGGTTATGGAAATATTGGCGGCGGTGCGACTGGAGGCCCGTATCGCTCTGGCGCTGGTGGTGGTGCTGGTGCGGCAGGTCAAGCTGGTAATGTAAACGCAACTGCTTCTGGCAATGGTGGTATCGGCATAGCGTCTTCTATTACTGGAACTTCTACATACTACGCTGGCGGTGGCGGTGGCGGTGGTTGGGGTAATAGCACAACTGGTGGTACTGGTGGTTCAGGTGGAGGCGGTGCTGGCGCAACTACAGGTGCAGGCACAATTGGAACTGCTAATACTGGAGGGGGTGCTGGAGGCGGTGGATACATTGGTTCAGGAGGAGGAGCCGCTGGCGGCTCTGGCGTTGTAATTATTGCTTACCCAGATACTTTTGCACCTCTTTCTTCAATTGGCGGCGGTTTGACTTACGACCAACCTACCCGTACTGGTTATAGGGTGTATAGATTTACTCAAGGCACAGGAACAATTACTCCATAAGGAACAAACATGGCACATTACGCATTTTTAGATTCAAACAACATTGTTACCGAAGTTATCGTTGGTAAAAACGAGGGCGAAGGCGGTATTGATTGGGAACAACACTACGGCGAGTTCCGTGGTCAGACTTGCAAACGCACAAGTTACAACACCTATGGTGGCGCTCATAGAAATGGCGGCACACCTTTTCGCAAGAATTACGCAGGTATTGGCTACACATACGATGCACAGCGCGATGCATTTATTCCGCCTAAACCGCATCCTGACTTTCTTTTTAATGAAGATACTTGTACTTGGTACACGACAACCCCCGGACTTCATTACGGCGACACAATGGTCACGCCTGTTGCAAACACATGAAGACTTTTGAACTTGGTTACTTTGGGAACATCTGGGTTAAACAGAATGTTCTTGAACTTGCGGGCGAGTCCTTTGATGGTCACGAACACAAGTTTGACCATGTAACCTTGTTGGTGTCTGGTAGGGTAAGCGTTCAGATTAAAGATAACCCGCCTAAAGAATTTACGGCTCCGACCTTTATTGTGATTCGCAAAGAACACCAGCACAAAATTACTGCGTTGGAAGATAAGACGATTTATTATTGCGTGTATGCGTTGCGTGATTTAGACGGCAATGCAATGGAAATCTTTGGTGACCAACACGACCCTGAATACGCCAGCACCCAAAGTGCGGGATATTGGGAAAAAGTTAAGGAATTGGAAGCAACATGAGCAATCAATATCCGGGCGGTTTAATCACTAAGACACCCGTAGTGCCTAGTGGCCCGTATCAAAACAGTACGGCTTCAGGAGTTTGGACGCTTACAGAACAAGCCGCGTATGCCAAACTAGGTCAATGGCCTACAGCAGGTAACCTTCCGCCAACTTCAGTTAATTTTCTTGTTGTTGCTGGCGGTGGTGGTGGTGGTGGGGTACTAAGCCCAGAAGAAACTGCTGGTGGTGCAGGTGCAGGTGGTTTTAGAACATCTGCTGGCGCATCTGGTGGCGGTGGAAGCGCTGAATCTCCAATATCTGTAACTCTTGCAACAAACTACACAGTAACTGTGGGCGCTGGTGGTGCTGGCGGAGCAAGTTCTGGAGCATCAGGCTCACAAGGTTCAAACTCTGTTTTTAGCACTATCACCTCTATAGGTGGTGGATTTGCAGAATTTTCTACATCTGGCGGTTCAACTGGCGGTTCTGGTGGCTCTGGAGGCGCACCGTGTGGTTATGGAACACAAATTGCTGGCTCTGGCACAGCCAACCAAGGATATAACTCTGGTACTGGAGTGTACGCAGGAGGGAATTATCCTTCTGGCGGTGGTGGTGGCGCAGGTGCTGTAGGTGGCAGTAATAGTGGAAACTCAATTGCTGGTGCTGGTGGTGTTGGTGTTGCATCAACTATTTCAGGTTCATCTGTTTTCTATGCTGGTGGTGGTGGTGGCTCTACATACGGCGGCGGAACAGTTGGCGCTGGCGGAAGCGGCGGTGGTGGTAATGGCGCTGTAGGTGGTACGCCATCACCTAACAATCCGGGAGCCGCAAATACAGGTGGTGGTGCGGGTGGTTCTGGCACATTTAACGGTGCGCCAACTGCTGGTGCGGCTGGCGGTTCTGGAATTGTTATTCTTAAATACCCCGACACACTCACAATTACTATTGGTGGTGGCTTAACTGGTACTACAGCGGCTCCATCGGGCGGCTTTAAGGTCACAACATTCACCGCAGGAACAGGCAATGTCTCTTGGGCGTAACAGTCATGCGAGGCTGAAGCAATTATTAAATGGAGTTAAAAATGGACATCAAGTTACCAGTCATTGTCGTTAATCAAATTCTTGGTTACTTGGGCGCACGCCCATACCAAGAAGTCTTTCAACTTATTGAGGCTATTCAAAAAGAAGCCAAAGAAAATTCTGCCCCTGTAGAAGAGCCGAAAGACGAATGAGATGGCTGATGTGGAAGAACTTGCTACGGAAACGGACAAGCGACTGAGCATTCACGAAGCAATCTGCGCCCAGCGTTATGAGGGCATTCAGAGTCGCTTTGACGATGGCTCAAAGCGCATGACCAAGATTGAGTATTTGTTGTATGGCGTGATTGTTTGCGTGCTGTTTGGCCCCGGTGTCGCTGGCGAACTCATTAAGAAGGTGCTTGGCTTATGAATTGGGCAGATGTTCTCAAGGCGGTCATACCCATCATCGTGGCGTCCCTTGCTTGGC